TCATACTGCCGCGCGCTTTTCTTTGTTTCGTTCCAGCCATATCATCACTTCACTTTGTTTCCACCAAAATTTACGTTTGGATATGGCGATACGCCCGGGGAAATCAGGACGAATAGCATAACGCTCTAAAAAAGTTCGCTTGGAAAGGCTAAGCATCTTGGCAACGTCTTCCGCCGTCAATAATTCATCATTGGTCTCGGATTGTTTCATTCTTGCTCCTTCAAATTTTCAAATCAACTCTTTCATAAACTGCGCGGCAATCTTGGCTTCTCGCGCTTCCAAGCTGCGGGCAACGCAAATGCCCGTTTGCTGCTCGGATTGCTGGCATAACCAACGGGCGTAGTTGGCCGCCCTGCTGATGGTTTGCGGGTCGCCCCATCTTTGCCATTGTGGGCTGCGCAAATCAGGGATGCTTTCGGCGCGACGGATGCCCGCGCTTTCAGTTTCGGATTCGGCGATGCGATACAGGTGTTCGCTGATAGCCAGCACGGCGGCGCGTAGTTCGTTTTCTTTGACATGGTGGCGTTGGGCGCACGCTCTTAGGCTTTCGCCGTTCAGGATGGCAAACAGGCTGTTGCGCACGGCTTCGGGGGCTTCGAATAGGCTGGCTACTTGGTCTCGGATTTCTACGCCGACTTGGTGGCAATAAATGGTAGCGGCGGTTTTTCGGTTTACCAGTGTCATTGCGCCGTAGATGATGTAGCTTAGTTCTTTGAGCGGGGATAGCACGGCGCGGCGTTGGTTGGGGGATTGCTCGCGGGTGGTTATCTCGTTGTCTATGGCGGCGACGGCTTGGTCTAGGATGTCCAGCCAGTAGCTGCGGCGCGGGTTTTGATACAAGCCCCAAATCATGCAGATGTAGCGGATGCTGAATATGAGCCGCTCAAAGCTGACGCGATGCTCTTGGATGTTGCGGCAGTAAACGAGGTCGTTGTAGTAGTGCCAGAATTTACGGCTTTCAGCATCTATTTCGGCTTCGCTGTAAAACTCGCCTTGGGCTTGCTGGCGGCGCAGGGCTTCGGTGGTTTTGGGTGCGGGGCGGCGTTGGATGGGCTTTTTGTAGGCGCGGTCTATGGCTTTGCTTTTTTTGGCTTTGCGCTGGGCGGCGAGTATTTGGGATGCGCTGGATGATTTCATGGGGTGTCCTTTCAGGCTACTTTGGGTGGTTCGGGGAGCGGTTGCCAGTGGGAAATGTGGAGATTGGGATTGTTAATGTCCCATATTTGGCTTTCAAGTTCGTCATTGATTCGCTGGGCAAAACCAATCTCACCATCGCTCCATACAACTAATACTTCTTTGTTTAATTCAGGCTGCCTGTCTTCCACGCTTATCCATGCGGATTGTAGGGAGCGGGCAAGCCATACATTAAATAACCCACTAACTAAGTCTGAATTATATCTTTTAGCTTCTTTGAACCATTTGCAAGCAATGGAAAATTCATGATTTGTAGCAATTAGTCCGCTTGCTATTAACCATTTTTCAAACGCTTGCCGTTCTTTCTCGATTTGTTCGGGTGTCATTCTTTGTCTCCAATAAACCGTGTCAAATCGGGCGCGGTGTAGTTTTTGCCTTTGGCGATTTTCCCGTTGTTGTCAAACACGGGTTTGCCGTTTTCAAATTTGGATTCGTTGCTGCGGCATACTTCGGACAATGCGCCTTCAATATCCATTCCCATCATGTATGCAGTGCCCACTGCGGTTACGATTTGGTCGCAAAGGGCATCCAACAGTTCCAATTTGCTGAAATCGGATACGGTTTGCGCGTTATCGTTGCTGTCCTTTTGGTGTTTGAACCAATCGGCTTCTTCCTGCAACACGACATTGGTTTCGTCCATGTACAGCGCATCCGCCATCTCTGCCACTTCTTCAAAATGGCAGCCTACCTGCACCATTACGTCCGTCGCTGTCGGATTAGGTTTGATAGCCTGAAACCAGTTTAGAATGCGTTTAATCATTGTTTTTCTCCTTATTCATTGCTGCATCAATCGCAGCACGGTCATAAACATAATTTCGGCGGTAATAATCTTCTTCGCCAACATTGATACCCGCGTTTTCTAATAGCCAGTCCAGCCGCACGGTGTCGGGGTGGAGGATAAGTTCGAGACTCTCGGTATGTTCCTGCGAAACGCCTTTTGTATGCTCCCAACGGATGATGTAACTGTATTGGTTGCTTCCGGCGTCGACCACCAAGCCTAATGTCTTGTTCGGGTGCATTCGGCTTTTAACCATGTCGCCGAATTTTAATTGTTGGGTCATTTTTCTTGCTCCTTTTCATTTAAAATCTGCTGTATCCGCGCCCATTGGTTAGGGCTAATTCGGCGGGTCTCTTCGGATTGATACCCGCTATCTGCGGTTAATTTCAGATACAGGTCTGCATCTTTGCTATGTGAAAACGATGTATTGAGTGTCATTTTGCTTGCTCCTTAACCTAGCATAGTTTGTAACGCTTCTTTTGATGGGATAAAAATCACGCCTACAAGACAAACTATCCAAATTCCAACCATTAACGGTGTGATTTCTGCTTTTCTGCCTTTGCTAATCAAGCCTGCTGCAATCCACGTTAGAACAAAGAAAAGGACATTACAGACTAAATCTGCGCTGCGGATGATGTCTATTAACCAAATATTCATGGTTTAATCTCTCAACCATAGTGGATTGTTGCCATTACAACAAAAGTCATGTCATCTAATGTTTGTAATGCTTGATTTTCTTTAATCATCATGGGTCGCCATATGGGGATAAGCTCTTCATTCATCGCTTCTTGTGCTTTGCGCCATTTGTTCAAAAGGTAAATATTAAAAGCGGGGTGTTCTGCTCCTGTGTCTTGATATTCTTGTGGCATAACCTTGTCAACGTTGGGGAAGTCGCCATCAATTGGTGTAAAAATAATGCTGCCTAATTCGGCTTGCCCACCATCGCGTAACACTAACGAAATGGTGTCAATATCATCTTGCTCGGCTAGCTTAACTGCTGCTTTTGCTGCTTCTCTTGGGATGATGATGTTTTTATTCAATAGCTCGCCTTTGCCTGCTTGGGCAATGCGGATGGCGCAATAGCTATCGCTGGCTTCCAATGCGTTGCGTTCGCTGTTGTAATGCACGCTGTTAAGGTAAAGGTGTGAATGATTTTTGGGGGCAATCGCCAGCGCGGCTTTGAGTTTTTTTGTGTCAATTTGCATGGTGGTTTCCTTTTTCAGGCTGCCTGAAATCTAAAATGGAATATCGCTATCAATATCGCCTTGTGGCTGCGCGGGTTGCGCGCCTTGCGCTCGCGGTAGCGTTGGTGGCGTGCTGGCTTGTTGCGCTGCTGGCTGGTTATCGCGCCCGCCCAGCATTTTCATTTCGTCGCCGATGATGTCGTATGCCGTGCGCTCTACGCCTTGTTTGTCGGTGTATTTGCGGCTTTGGATTTTGCCCTCTATGCAAACGAGACTGCCTTTTTTCAGGTATTGCCCAGCGATTTCGGCAAGGCGGCGATACAGCGTGATGGCGTGCCATTCGGTGTGCTCCTGCTTTTGCCCGTTCTTGTCTTTCCAGCTTTCGGATGTAGCGATGCTGAAATTGCATACGGCATCGCCGTTGGGCATGTAGCGGATTTCGGGGTCGCGCCCTAAATAGCCGACTAAAATCACTTTATTTAACATTGGTTTACTCCATGTCGGCGACATTGCTGTCGCCAACTTCATTACAAGTTATTCAATAAATCCATCTGCTCATCGCTCAATTGGTATTGGGCGACAACTTGGCTGTATTCCATATCGCCTGTTTTGACTTGTTCGGCGATGGCGTTAAATTCGGCTTCGCTTAGCGTGGGTTTTTCAGGCTGCTTTTCGGCTGGCGGTTCGTTTACAACGTTGTAATCGGCTTCAATAATCTCGCCATAAGCAAAGGCGGCGTTTTGTTGGTCTATGCCTGCTTCGGCTTGCTCGTCCAGTCCCACGGCTTTTTGGATTTCTATGGATACGGGCAGGTATTTGAACAAGCGGCGGATAACGGTTTTTTTCGCCATTTCTTCGTAGTGGGTTTGCCATGGTCCGCTGTTGCCTGCTTTGCTTTGGGCGCGGATGGCATCCACTTGGGCGCGGCTCATGACTTCAAACTGGATGCCGCCGTCTTTTAGGCGGGCAACGGCGTAAACGTGGGTTAGTCTGCCTGTGTTGCCATCTTCGCTCGGTTTATGGGTTAAATCTTCATGCAAGCCGTATTCGTAGGAAAAATCGTCGTTTTCATATACGGCGCGGGCGGATAGGCTGACGATTTGTCCGCTGCGGCGCGCTAAATCAATCATGCCTCGATAGCCGATAATCAGTTGCACGTTGGCGCGTCCTTGTTTGTCTTTGCCGTTGCCAAAGGGGATGAGGTAGGCGTGCCCTAGGCTGTTGCCGGGTTCTATGCCTAGCTGGGCGCATTGCATGATTGCGCCGAGAAAACTTTCGGGGCTGCAATTTGCCAAGGCGGGTACGCGGCGCATTTCGGTGGTGGCGATGCGGGCGAGGCGGTCGGCGGTCATGTGTTTGGGCAGGGCGAGTGCCATTTGCGCTTTGATTTTGGCATCGCTCATCAGGTCGGCGATGGTGCGCTCGGAAAGCGGTTTGGCTTTTGCCGGTGTGATGGCGTTTTTTAGTGCTTGGGTGGACATGGTGGGTCTCCTGTTGATAAAGGGGTTGGGGTGGGGTATGATGTGGGTTCCTAACAAACTATGAGAGAAAATCACGTTGGCAGACGTGTTTTTTCATTTGCATCACACCCCGAAAGCGGGGCGGCTTGACCTTTTCAGGCTGCCTAAAAGTTTGGGGTTGCGGGTATCGGTAACGACCCGGACGCTACTCATAGTGCGTTAGGACAACCCCGCCCAAATGGGCGATTCCTTAAACTTAAAACTATGAGGTGTTCAACATGAACGTAATCAAATCTTTTGGCGACATCGCCGTTTCTTTCCGTAATGACGGATTTCTTAATGCTTCCGCTATTGCTGCCCATTTTGGCAAGCGTGTTCCTGATTTTCTTAAAACAGAACAAAATCAAGAATATATCTCTGCTTTGGCGGAGCATTTGTCAAAAACCCTAAAAATCGTCTTTGATAAAAATCAATTAGTTATTGTTAAAAAAGGTTCGCCTGCAAACGGTGGTGGCACTTGGCTTCACCCTAAACTCGCTATCCATTTCGCCCGCTGGCTTGACCCGCGTTTCGCTGTTTGGTGCGATGAGCAAATTGAGCAAATTCTTTCAGGCGGCCTGAACCCCGATTTCCACCTAACCGCGCCCACCACGCCCGACGAACGCAAACCCTTGCGCGATGCCGTGTTTGCCCTTGCCGCCCAATATGGGCTTGCCTATTCCACCGCTTACAAAATGGTGCATCAACGCTTTAATGTTGAAGCGATTGAAGCTATCCCCGCCGAACAAATCCCGCTTGCCGTGGAATATGTGCACCGCCTCACGCTTAATGGCGAAGTGTTGGACAGGCAGCCTGAAAAAACCGAAATCACATTCAGCCAAAGGGAACTGCGCGAGTTGGCTACGGTAGCCTACTATTGCGCTTGGTCAAACAACCTGCTGAGTGAACTTGCTGTGCCGTTGTCTGATTTGGGCTACGCTAAGGCTTCAACGCTGCGCACGTTGCCTAATGAAAGCCGGTTGTTTCTGCGCCGTGCCCACAAGGCTTTACTGCGTGAGATGCCTAAAATCGTTAGTGAGTTTGAGCGCGAGTGCATGCAAAATAGTTTGATGCGGTGTGAGTTGTTTATTTAATGGGGCAGCCTGAAACTTCGGTTTCGGGCTTTTTTATTTCAGACGCAATACGCGGGTTTCACTGGTTTTTGTGTATTGCCGGTATAAATCGGGGTGGGCATTCTTGAATGCGCTGCTGTCAAAGCGCTGGCTTTGTTGGGCTTTCCATGTGAACAGGGTGTTGCCGCCGGCTTGCATGGCGGAATAGCTGCCGATTTTGATTTTGAGCAGGTCTTCGCGTGCGGCAATTTGTGCTTTGAGTTCTTTTTCCTGTGCTTTGAGTTCTCTTAATTCGGCGTAGGCGGTTAGGGTGTCGCTGTCGGCTTGGGCGGCGTCGCCGTTGTCGTGTTGATACAGCTTTTGCGCGTCTTCGCCGTTTTGTGGTTGGGGTGGTATGCGGGGGATAACGTGGTTTTGCCAAAAGGCTTGGGCTTTTTCGGCGAGCATGGCAATCAGTTCGTCATCGCGTGTGATGTGGTATTGGCGGTATTGATTGCCGCCAATCAGTGCGGCGATGTAGGCTTCTTGCAGGTTGTAAATCCACATATACCATTGGACTTGGGCGATGTATTCAATCGGTACTTCGTCGGTGTCGTCTGCGCCCCATTCGCGGCTTTTGAATGCGCTGCTGGTTTTGATTTCTAGGATGGCTTCTATGGTGTCGCCGTTCATAATCAGGGCATCGGCGTTGGCGATTGCCCATTCGTAATCTGGGTGTTGGCGGGTTTCAGGCTGCCTGATGACTAATGCGCCTGTGTCTTGGACAAAGCGGTCTATGATGGGGTTTTCTAGGGCGTGCCCCCAGTAGAGATGTTCGCCTTGCTGTTCTGGTTGGTCGGTGGTTTTGGATAGGTACACATCTAGGGCGGTTTTGAATTTTGATACGCCTAGGATGGCGGCGATGTCGCTGCCGCCTATGCCTTTTTTGCGTTGGGTTAGAAAATTGTTCATGGTTTGCTCCTAGATGTAGCGGTATTGGTTGCCTTGTTTGTCGGTGTGGTGGGTGCGGCAGCGTTTGGCGATGGTGGTGTGGTTGATGCCTGTGTTTTTCGCTGCTTGCATGGCGCTGTCAAAGCGTTGGATTTCGCCGTTGGGGGCGCGGATTTCTACGGTTTTTTTGTAGTGGGGCACTTTGTTGCCCACTGGTTTGAAGGTTTTTTCTAGCTCGGTTGGGGTAAGTAGGCGTGTCCAGCTATTCATGGTCTTGCCCCAATAGATACCTCTCCCAAGATTTAAGTTCGCGCTGCAACTTGGATATATTCGCTCTGGCAATAGCATCGTTTATTTTTTCTTCGTTTTCGTCCAAAAAAGCCAAAAATGCCTTATCTTCTTTTGACAAAAACCAATTTTTTGAATTGATTGCATTTACCCAATCGCCTGCTAACATTTGATGTGGGTTATCAATATTGAGCTCGTCTATTTCTTTGTTTGAGAAACTTTCTTCAAATTTTTCTTCATCATTCACAACAAAAATAAATTTTTTCCCTTTTTCGCCGCCAAGTGTTAGGTAGCGTATTACCTTAATGTAAAAATCCATTTTTTTACTCCGTTTCTTCCAAAACCACGCCTGCGGTGGGGTCTTTGTCCCATGTTTTTTGCAGCATAAGTGCATTGCGTTGCTGCTCGCATTGGTCGCGCAGGCGTTGGATGGGATGGGCGGCGGATGGCTCAAAGTACAAGTCGCTCGGGATGTCGCCCAGCGTGTCGCAGTCGTAGGTTTTGATGACGGGCTGCGGTTTGGGTTGTGTTTCGGGTTTGGTGGCTTGGGCGGCGCTGAATGCGCCCAAGACAAAGCCGAAAATTAGGGCTGCGGTGATGCGGGTTTTCATGGGGGTGGTTTCCTGTTGGGGGTAAAAGTATTTCATGGGTTGCTGAGCTGGATGGACTGCCTGAAACGGGGAATATCCTAACCGTTGAAAAAATATGTTTCAGGCTGCCCTAAGGGGTTAATAATCGCGGTCGTTGATGGCGGCGTGGTAGTGCCGCACCATTTTGTGCCATGCGTTTTGCTTTTGTTGTTCGTCTTGCTGGGTTTGGATTTCTGTCGTGGTTTGCGCGGTGATGCATCGGTCGGTTAGCTCGCGCAGGCTAATGTCTTGCTCTTCGCCGTTGAGATAGCGGGCGATGTAGCCCAGCAGGCTGTTGAGTTCGTTGTTAGGGGTGTATTCAACCAAAATATCGGCGGCTTCATCATCGGGCAGGGCCTGCGTCCAGTCGCAGAGTTGTTCGTCGCCGCTGGATAGGTCGGCATCTACTTGTTGGATGGCTTGGCTTAATTGGTTGTTGTATAGGGCGTTGTTTGGGGCGGCGTGCATTTTGTTCTCCTTGGGGGCTTGCGCCCCCCTTTGGCTTAGTAGCCCATCCAGCTTTCTACTCGGAACAGGGCGATTTCTAGGGCTTTGGCTTCTGCTGCGGCGCGGCTTTTGCCTTGTTTGGTTATCATGTAGTCCACTGATTCGTTGAATTTGTTGCGGATGTGGGCTTTAACATCTTTGAGCAGCTTTTTTTGGCTTTCGCTCTCGCTTTTGGCTTTCATGCGGCGGATGGCGTTGGCAAGTTGTTGTTTGGCGGTTTGAGGTTTCATTTCGTTCTCCTTAGGGCATGCCGCGCATAAAGTTGTATTGGGCGCGGGCTTGGTTGCGGGTTTGTTTGGGCTGGGGTTGGTAATCTTGCTTAGGCTGTTTGAGTTGCTCTTTGTGTTGCTCAATCTTGGCTAGGGCTTCAGCTAGGGTCATTTTGTTGCTCCTTGCTGTTGTTTGTTGCGATGGGTGAATAATAACAAATGTGATTATAAAAGTAAACACAAATGTGTTTAGAAATTGTGATAGAAACACTATCCTATTGTTTTTAAACAAAACAAAGTTTTCGCAAGGCGCAAAAAAACCGCCACGGGGGCGATAATAATTAAAACTCGATTTTTATCGTGCTCTGTGGCATAATTTTTCAAGATTCTTTAAAAGAGATGAAAAATGAAAATTGAAGCAGTTGATTTGTTTTGTGGCGCAGGCGGCTTAACGGCGGGATTGCGTCAAGCGGATATTGTGGTCAAAGCTGGGTATGACATTGAAGCCAGTTGCGCTTTTGCGTATGAGCATAACAATAAAGGGGCAAAATTTATTGCCAAAGATGTGCAGGAATTATCGGCAGATGAAGTGATGGCGCATTATTCAAAAGGCTCTGTACGCTTGTTGGCAGGCTGTGCGCCATGTCAGCCTTTCTCTACTTATAACCAAGGACGAGATACGCGCCAAGATGAAAAATGGCCGTTGTTATACGCATTTGCACGTTTGATTAAAGAGGTGCAGCCTGAATTGGTTACGATGGAAAATGTGCCCGATGTTACCAAGCATCAGGTTTATCATGATTTTGTGCGCGAATTGGCAGAACAGGGCTATGAAATTTGGGCAAATAAGGTTAATTGCGCGGATTATGGGGTGCCACAAATGCGACATCGACATGTGTTGTTGGCTTCAAAAATCGGTAAAGTAAAATTGCTGCCGCCCAGCCATAATAAACCTATTACGGTGCGGGATACGATTTTCAGGCTGCCTAAATTGACCGCGGGGGAACAACATACACAAGATAGGCTTCATCGATGTGCGAAGTTAAGTGATTTAAATTTACAACGGATACGCGCTTCAAAAGCTGGGGGAACTTGGCGGGATTGGCCCGAGAAATTGCGCTTAAAATGCCATCAAAAAAGCAGTGGGCAGACTTATGGCAGCGTGTATGGGCGCATGGAGTGGGATAAGCCCGCACCCACCATGACAACACTGTGCATTGGTTTGGGAAATGGCCGATTTGGCCATCCTGAACAAGACCGTGCCATTTCTTTGCGTGAGGCGGCATTGTTTCAAACATTCCCTTTGGATTATCAATTTACCGAACCTAGTCGTATTGAAAATATACGCGCCATTGCTAAGATGATTGGTAATGCTGTTCCTGTTCGTTTGGGGCAGATTATTGGGTTGAGCTTCGTAAGTAGCTTTGCAGATAGCGTTGCGAAATAAGGTGTTGATTGATTATATTCAATAGCCCTTGGAAAAAGCCTTTGATGTTGTCAAAATCCTGTTTGATGTCATCAAGGCTTTTATTTTGCCCAAATTCGGTAAACGTTGCACTGCCATGTGCTAATTGATTACGCGCGGATTTTATTTTTAACAAAGATTCCGCTTTGCCTTGTTTAAGGTTGTTAAAGCTATTGCAGACCAGTCCATAATTTTGCAAACTTTGCTGGATTTGGCGCACATCAACGTTGCCATTAAACCATTTTGGATACGTTTGATTATTATCTGTGGCAGAATGTTCTTTTGCCCATTGTTCCACCCAGCCCATAATCATCAGTTTATCTAAATTATGTTTGGTGTGCTGATAATTTTGTATGTATTCTTTAAATAATTCTTTTTCGTTTGTGTGATTTACAATACAATCTTTCAATTTAGCATGTAAATCATTCAAGGTTAGATGACTAATATTACTTTTAATATGCGCGTGAATATCCTGCATCAAGGCGGTGCTGATGGATTCCATAAAATTATAAATCATCAATACTGCGCCAGCTTTAAATGGATGTCCGTGTTCTCTTTTAATGTGATGTGCAATGGAAGCGTGTTCGTATTGAATACGAACATTGCGACCAAGCAATATATCTAATAATGCCAAATGCTGTTCTATCTCTGATACTTTATCATCAAACAAGCTGCTAACTTGTGGCAATTCTTGCCAGTCATTCATGACCATTCTCCAACAATTTATCGCGCACATACTCAATCCGAGCAATGACTTTGCTACGATGATTGCTGGCATCGGAACGGGTGTGTTTGATAAATTCAGGGGAGTTGAGCCAGCCTAAATCTTGATTGGTGGAAAGATTAGGGTTTGCACGCAATGCTAATAATGCGCCAACGGATAAAGCTTCAAAGCGTATGCGAGGAACGGATTTGCTGCTGGGCGTTTTACGAAAACCCAGTTCGCCAAATGTGGCTTCAATATAGTTCAGCATCGTTTCAAATTCTTGCCTATCTTTGTTCTCATCATGGTTTGCATTTTTAGCGTAGCCCTCTAAAAACTCATCTACTCGATGATTGAAGTTTTGGTAATCGTTGGCATAAGCAAAAAATCGACGCAGCAATTCTTCATACTCTCGGCGTGATTCTCGAGTTTTGCTAATAGGACAAAGTTGACGAAATAAACCGTCCTTTCCCGTTGTATCGCGGACAAGCTCTCGGATAAATTGATAAAATGGCTCATTGCTTGAACCAAATTGTGTTTCTATGTCGTTTAACTTGGTGCCGCCTGTGTTTAAACGGGCAAATATTTCACGGCGTGCTTCTTCATCTGCCTGCTCGGTTAATTCAATCATGCGTAGGGTTTTGCGATTGAAACGCAGTTGGCGAGACTTGGGTAAATCGCCATAGCGCAGCCCATTGGCAGATGGGATTTTTTTCAGCCCGCATAGTTCTAGCTCATTGGTTAAGAAGCTAACCAACGTGCGGATGCGCTGGCTGCCATCTACAATTTCGATGCGCCCGTCGTCGTTGTCGTTGGTGTCGGCTACAAATAGATAAGGGATAGGCAGATTCAAAAACAGCGATTCAATGAATTTAGATTGCTGTTCTTGCGACCAAATAAACTCTCGTTGGTAGTCGGGGATGTATAACTCCGCTTCGTCTGTTTCTAGCCCATTGATAAATTTATCTACGATAACACTCACGGGGTATTCCCGTATCTCATGCTCGGTAATCTTTTGTTTTTCTTTTATTTCTTTTTCTAATTGTTCTATTTTTTCTGCTGATGTCATTTTGTTGTCTCCTATTGTCTAAATTTTGATTTTCTGCTCCGTTACGTCTATGTGTAGCAGGATAATCCAACCAAAACGATTTGATTTAATACAGCTTTTCTGCTTAACCACCAGCAATTTTCAGGCTGCCTTTTTTCTCAAAAATAACGTGTAAATCTGTTATTTTGGGATTTGCTAATCCAGCACGCTCCACCAAAACGCCCGATGATGCGGATTTAATACAGCTTGATTTTCTGCTTAACCACGCCCGCGATGCGGGTGTTTTCGTTAGATTCCAGCATGGGATATTGTGGATTGAGCGGCTTGAAATAGGGTTTTGCGCCGTCGTAAACGAGTTTTTTAAAGGTGGCTTTGTCATCTTGCACCACGACCACATAACTGCCGTTTTCAGGCTGCGCATGGGGCGCAACCACGATGATGTCGCCTTGGGCAAACTCGGGCATCATGCTGTCGCCTTGCACGCGCAAGCCAAAGCCATCTTTGATGTCGGTGGTAATTTCTATGTATTCCAAGTCGTCGTCTCTGTAATGCTCTATGCCGCGCCAGCAACCTGCTTGCACCCATGATATAACGGGAATACGGTGCAGTATGTGTTTGAGCGCTAGGTTTACGTTGTTGTCAAAAACGTTGGTGATGGCAGGCGGGCTTGCTTCCTCTTTGCCATGTAATAAATATTCCACGCTGGTTTGCAATGCTTCCGCCAGTTCTACAATTTTGGCTGTACTTTTATTTCTGCCGTTTTCAATTTGTCCAATCGTGCTTTGTGGCACGTTCCCTGCCAGCTTGCCTAGTTTGGCTTGGCTCAATCCAAGTTCTATTCGTCTTGCCTTAACTCTTTCTGCAAAAGTCATAACTTATCCCTTTCTAGTTGAATTATTACGATTGTAATTAATAAGGCAATAACAATGGTGTTTGACATAACTAACACAAATGTGATTAAATTGCGGGCAATTTACTAGATAAGTGATTGCACACATGAATAAATGGCAAATTATTGTGAATAACCTATCCGATGCTGGGTTATCGCAAGCAGAAATCGCCAATCTTGCAGGGTGTTCTCAATCTCAAATCGCTTTTTTAAGCCAGGGCAAACGCGGAAAACGTTTATCTTTTGAGATTGCTAGAAGCCTGATTCTTTTGGATGAAAGATTAAAGAATGGCGAGCTTGGCAAGGCATCAAAGGTTGTTTCTGTATGACTGAATTATCCCCCGCCCAACAAGAAATAGCCCGCAAAAACGAACGCGCGATATTGCACGCGCTTGCGGTGGTATCGCAAAAGCGAGTAGCCGAGCTATCGGATATTTCGGAAACGCGATTGAGCCGCCTGAAAGATGGCGATTTAGAAAAGTATTGCGTGGCTTTGGCTGCGCTGGATTTGAAGCTAGTGCCTGCTGATGCTGCGATTGTTACCCGCGCGGAACGTAAGTTTATGGCGGAAAAGATGGTTGAGCATTATCAGGCGATAGCAGATGAGGATTGAATAATGGCTAAAAAGCAAAAAGCCTTATCCAAAAAGGACAAGGCGATGATTTGGAGAATTGCTTTACGTTTGGCGAAATCAGACCTGATTCGTTACGACCCACAAGGCTTTGTGGCGAGTTTGAAAGCGGCGCGATTGTGCTTAAACCAGCCTGTAAAAGGCAGACGGTTATCCAAAGTGGATAAAGCGCAAATTTGGGACGCTGTGCTGTGGAAAATAGAGACCGCTACTGCTGGTTTTGATTTTCATGCGTGGGCGGAACAGTTGAAAGCGGCGCGGTTGGAAGTGGCAACAGTAGAGACGGAAGAATGAGATGGTTGATGTCGCCAAGCTCGGTGTTTCGTTCTAAATGGGAAGCCAGCTTGTTAATGAAATCGGCTATCTGCTGGGCAATTTGCTCGTTTGAGCCTTGTAACGTGAGTTTATCGCGTTCAATCAGTTGTTGAGTAAGGCGGAATGCCAAGGCAGCAGTTTGTTGAGACATGGCTTTTTTGTGGGAATGGTTGGTAGGACTTCCATTCTACCACGACAAGGCGAGAGAGCCTGACGGCGGGAGAGACCGCAAAGAAAAAGCCCACGCGGTAAACGTGGACTCAATGTAACGAAGATTTGATGGAGATTTGATTATGACCGAATTATTTACCCTAGTCAATCGCCCCGTAGCAGGGCAGGCACAACAAACGGTAAACGCGCGTGAGCTTCATGCGTTTTTGGGCAACAAAATGCACTTTGCCGACTGGATTAAAAAACGCATCGCCGATTATGGCTTTGTGGAGAACGTGGATTATGTCCGCGTGGAACTGGCAGCAGGTTTTGCGATGGCGCAAACAGGCGGCGCTTTTGCCGATATTTTGCATTCTGGAAAAAATGATGTTCTAAAAACAGATACTTGCAATTTCGGGCAGCAAGGGCGCATTGAATACGCCCTATCACTAGACATGGCAAAAGAATTAAGCATGGTGGAGCGCAACGCCAAGGGCAAGCAGGCGCGGCAGTATTTTATTGACTGCGAGAAACGGCTTTCAGGCAGCCTGAAAATTGACTTTAACGACCCTTTGCAGGCAGCCAAGGCGTTTATTGAAGCGGAAACGGCGCGGCGCGATGCGGAGCGTAAGTTGCAGATTGCGGGCGGGGCTTTAACCCGCTTGGGCGCAGCCAAAGGCTCGCAATGCTTACGCGAAAGCGCAAAGCTGTTGAAGTGGCAGCAAACGCCTTTTATTGATTGGCTGCTGGTTAAAAAGATGCTGTTTCGTGATGCGGGCAAGCGGTTGTGTGTGTATCAGGAATATTTGGGGCGTGGCTGGTTTGAGTATCGGACCGATGAGAAAAACGGGCACGCATTTAAGCAAGTGATGGTTACGCCGTTGGGCTTGCAGAAGCTGGCGCAGAAGTTGGAAATAAAGGAAGCGGTATGAATTTCTACGCTTTTCATATTAACGATTTTCGTGGGGCAACGTGGCATTTATCCAACCTTGCCCGTTATGTGTATCGGCTGTTGATTGATATGTATTACGACACGGAAGCGGCGTTAAGCAAGGATTTAGATGTGTTGGCGCACAAATGCAGCCTGAAAACCGATGATGAGAAACAGGCGTTGCAAGATGTGTTGAAAGAATTTTTTACGCTGAAAAATGGCAAGTGGCATCACGCGCGCATTGATAAGGAAATTCATGCTTACCGTTGGGCGCACCGTAACGAAAGTAACGCTAATAGTAACGACCGTAACGAAATAGTAACGCAGCGTAACGCGAGCAGTAACGATGACCGTAACGATACCGTAACGAACAGTAACGCGGATAGTAACGAAACCGTAACGCAGCGTAACGAGCCTTTGAGTAACGCGGAGCGTCAAAAACGGGTGCGTGATGAGCATAAAAAATTGTGCGCGGAATTATCCAATCTTGGCATTTCTTTTGATAAATCAATGAGTTTAACGGGTTTGCGTTCTTTGCTGGATAAGGCGCGTAACGATTTGCGTAACGAAAACCGTAACGCTAATAGTAACGAAATAGTAACGCAGCGTAACGCGAGCAGTAACGATACCGTAACGAACAGTAACGCTGAATTTTACGTAGAACCAGTAACCATAAACCATAAACCAATATCTTCATCATCTACCGCGCGCGAGGATTTTGCGATGTTTGCCACTTGGCAACCTGAAAGCCAAGACTGGGCGCGAATGGTGCAGCGGGCGATGTTGCCCAACTGGGATTTGACGACCTACGGCGCATTGCTGGCGGAATTTGTGGGCTACTGGAAAAGCCGTGATGATGCGAAAAACCAAGCAGGCTGGGAACACAAGTTTTTGCAAAGCTTGATTGCTGCCAAAAATCGCGGCGCGTTTTCGGTGCAGCCTGCTATCAACCATGCCGTCCTGCCTGAACGCAAAATCAGCGCAACGGCGCAATCGGCGGCGTGTTTGCGCGCGGCAAAAGAAGCGGTGCTATCAGGGAAAGTGATTACGCCGTTGCCCATTGGCGTGTTTGGCGCGATGACGGATGGGCTGTTGGAGCTTTTGGGCTGTGGTTTAGCCTATCCGCCCGCTGCCGATGCGTGGGACGTTACGCTGGCTTCGTGGGGCAAGGAGTTTGCGCGGTTACAACTTGCCGATGACGATACGGCGCGGGTGGGAACTGCGTTTGCGAACGCGAAACGCAATGCGCTGGCGGGCGAGAAGCGGTTTCCCAACGTGCAGGAAGTGTTGGGCTGCTTGCCAATGCGTTTGCGCGAGCGGATTGAATTGAAAGAAACGCCCGAAGCGTGGGCGGCTCGGCGACAGGCGGGTTTAACCCAAACTTCGCGCATTTTGGAAAATTTGAAAGGGGTACACCATGCCGTCTGAAACTTGCATCAACTGCCAACACGCCGACTTTCGCGCGGCGGCGGATTACTGGGGCTGGAAATCGGCTTCGGTGGTGTGCAAAAAGGGGGAAGCGTGGCGGTTTATCCCCTGCCGCAGAGAATGCAGCAATGGGCGGTTTCAGGCTGCCTCGGATGATGTGATTGCCAAGCGGCGGGATTATGTGGAGGTGTTGCTGGGATGGGACTAAATGCAATGTATCGCCAACGTTCGGCGCAAGATGATTTTATGTGGCGTTTTCGCGCGCTGCTGCACGAGAAGGGCTTAATCAGCAACCCGAATGCAACGCGTATCTACGCCGAATCGGACAATGTGTTGGGCGCATGGCGGCGCAGCAATCCGCAAGTGCTGGTGAGCGTAATCGCGGTGCAGGATTGGCTAAACGGCGAGCGGCTGCCCAAATGGGGAACGGTGCAGGCAGTGGCGGAGTGGTTGGATTGTGAAACAGGGGATTTGTTGGATAGGCGGTTTTGGGATTGTTGCACAGGGTTTGTGAACTGTGGGCATGATGACCACAATTGAACCGTGTGCATTATGCACACAGTTAAACCGCAGCCATGATGAGTATGGTTGGAATTTTCCGACTTGAAATCGGAAAGCTGGCAGATTGAAAAAGGAACAACACAATGAAAACTTGGCACATCGGCATAGACACAGGCGTTAAAACAGGTTTTGCCTACTGCTTGGACGGCAAGCTGACCAACGTGCTAACGCTGCCCATCCATCGCGCCATAAGCGAAGTGCGCCATGCACTTTCAGGCTGCATCAGGGACGGCGACAAGCTGCATATCGTGGTGGAAGATGCCCGCAAACGCAAATGGTTTGGTGATAAAGGGCGCGAAGCCTTGCAAGGCGCAGGCAGCGTGAAACGCGATGCCAAGATTTGGGAGGATTATTTGTGCGACCTGAAACAGCAATATCCCAACGTAATCAGCTTTGAGATGGTGTCGCCTGCCGCTAATACCACCAAACTATCCAAAGAGGCGTTTGCCCAATTAACAGGCTGGACGGAGCGGACCAGTGAGCACAGCCGCGATGCCGCTATGTTGGTGTGGGGGCGGAAATGAATGAACGCAAATTCCGCTGCCAAGTGTCCAATCAACGCCCTTTGTTTGAAAACCTATACAAAAACATTGTCCCCGAGCTACTGGCGGCGCACGGCGATTTGGAAATCACAATACGCCCCTACAAAGCCAAATGCAGCTATGAGCAAAACCGCCGCTTGTGGAGCTTGTATAACCAAATTGCCGAGCAGGTTTGGCTGGACGGGCGGCGATACGGCGCAGATATGTGGCACGAGTATTTTAAACAGCAGTTTATCGGCTGCGACGAGCGGGTGTTGCCCAATGGCGAAATCCAAAAAATCGGATTATCAACAACCAAGCTGAACACGCAACAGATGGCGGATTACCAAACGCGGATTGAAGCATGGGCAGCAGAGCAAGGAGTGATTTTTGAATACTGATAAAGATTTTCAGGCGTGGGTGCGGCGGCAGCCAAGTTGCATTTCAGGCTGCTTTTCGGAGTGGATAGACGGCGAAGGGCGGTGTGAATTTGCCCATGTGCGCCGCGTGTCAGGCGGCAGCGGCGTGGGCATCAAGCCGTTGTTTTCGGGGGTGCCGCTGACGCACGCGGAACACGCGATGCAGCATCAATACGGCGAAGCGTATGTGTTGGCGGCAAATGGGATTGCTACCGAGGATGCAGTGACTTGGTTTGAAGCGATGGCGGATGAGTATTGGGAACGTTGGAGAAAGGAACGGAATGTATCGTAATTTGGATGAGTGCCTGAAAGATGTGTACCGCTTCGGCGCATTGCGTATCGAGCCGATGGGCAACACGGCGCAAATTTGCCACTGGGTGGAGAACAAAGGGGTAAGCCGTGGTGGCGGTCACGGAATGACGCAGCATGACTGGCACGCCAATGCCGCCATGATACAGGCGCGGGTAGAGCGGTTGCTGAACCATTTGGAACTTTGTGCCGTCGAAGCCCAATACGGCAGTAATTTTAGCCATATCGTGGATTTGAGCAGCTACATCCTAGATAGGCAGCAAGGCATTCCCTTATTGCTCTGTGATGCCTTGTTGTCGCATATTTTTTCAGGTAACCCTAAGCAGGCGCAGATACAAGACAGATTCGATATTGGCCGCGTAACGTTGTGGCGGAAAAAGAAACAGGTTGGAGGAATTGTGGCAGGACTGCTCGATAGCGCCATTTGCAAATTGGAACCAGAGTTTAGGCAAGTCGGGATTATTGGATAGCTGGTATTTGTGCTGATAGATTGTGTAAAAATATGTATAATTGTTCGGTAATATATTTCGAGTGACGGTAAACCTAAACAGGTAGATGGTTTATTCTAGGAAATGAAGATGAAAAAAACATTGTTGGCAATGATATTGGCAGTAATATCTAGCATGGTGATGGCAAAGTCAGAAGCAGAACAATTTGGGTTGCAATATATAGAGACACAGCCAGGAACCAACTATAAAGTCTATGGAAGCGGCGAGTTCATGTTCATTGATGCTAGGGCCACAGGCAGATTTGCCTCAATGTCCATTTCAGCAATCAAACAACAACAGCAAGCCGGGTATGCGATTATTCCCGCTCGAAATTTTGATGAGATGAATAGAAATGGACAATTCGCACAAGCGTATTCCGTCGATTGTGGCACAAATGTTGTTTATGATGGCAATGGGCAGCCTAACAGGGTAAGCGAATTAAACCCGTTGCATCAGGCGGCATCAAATTTGGCTTGCCTAATTCTGGACACGGAATAAGTGATTATCTCTGAAGGTCTTACTAGTTGGATGTTTCTTGCTTCACACTTGACAGCATGAAACACTTTTGGTATAAATATGCTATATTTCGGAGAAAGTTGCGAATTGGCAATTTTCTCTTTTCTTTTTGGCTGCCTTCAGGCAGCCTTTAATTTAGGATAGCTCGATATGGCAAAAGCAAAACGCCCAGTCGGGCGACCGACAACATACAGTCAAGAAACAGCAGATAAAATCTGCGAACTGATCGCCCGTGGCATGAGCTTACGGGCGATTTGTGCATCTGCCGATATGCCGGCGGGCGGAACGGTGCACCGCTGGTTGGCGGAGCACCAAGATTTTCAGGAGCAATACGCGCGTGCGCGCGAAGAGCAGGCAGACGGCTTCGCTGACGAGATTATCGACATTGCCGATTCTGTTGCCCCTGAAACAGGTGAAGTGGCGAAAGCCAAGTTACAAATCGACGCCCGCAAATGGAAGGCATCCAAGCTCGCGCCGAAGAAGTACGGCGAAAAGCTGGAGTTGGATGCCGATATGCGCGTGAAGGTAGAGACCCGCTCGCTGGAAGATATTTTCAAGTAACCCTATGGCCAATCCGTATTTCAAGCCGCTTATCCGCAAGGCTCGTTACAAGGTGCTGTATGGCGGGCGCGGCAGCGGGAAATCGTATTTCTTGGCGGAATTGGCGGTGGAAGTATCGCGCCGCATTGGCACGGTCATTCTGTGCGCTCGTGAGTTTCAAGGCTCGCTGGATGATTCGGTCTACCAGCTATTGATTGAGACCATCGAACGCTTGGGCTACGCGGATGAGTTCGACATTCTGAAATCCACCATCACCCATAAAGGCACGGGCGCAAAGTTCGTGTTTTACGGCATCAAGAACAATGTGACCAAAATCAAATCGATTCAGGGTGTCGGCGTGTGCTGGGTGGAGGAAGCCGAAGCGGTAACGAAGAACTCATGGGATGTTCTGATACCGTCCATCCGTGGCGACAAGAACGCGGAAATATGGGTAAGTTTCAACCCGAAAAACATTTTGGACGATACCTATCAACGGTTTATCGTCCACCCGCCCAAAGACAGCATCGTCTTGAAGGCGAATTACGACATCAACCCGCATTTTGCCGATACGCCGATACTGGCCGACATGCTCGAATGCAAAGAGCGGGACGAAGACCTTTACCGTCATATTTGGCTGGGCGAGCCGGTGGCCGATAGCGAACTGGCGATTATCAAGCCGAGTTGGATTGAAGCCGCTATTGATGCGCATGAAAAACTGGGCTTCTCAGCCGCAGGCCGGCGCATCCTCGGGTTTGACGTGGCCGATGAAGGCGATGATGCCAACGCCACCGTATTGCGGCACGGCTCGGTCGTAACCGACATGCAGCAATGGCGCGGGCAGGACGTGATTTATTCCGCCGACAAGGTTTACCTATACGCCCAAGAGCAGAATATTGACCGCATCGTGTACGACAACATCGGCGTGGGCGCCGGTGTGAAGGCACAGTTCCGGCGCAAGAACGGCAAGGTGCAGACGCTCGGCTTCAATGCCGGCGGTGCGGTGTACAAGCCTGATGCCAAGTACACCGACGACAAGAAAAACCGCGACATGTTCGCCAACATCAAGGCGCAGGCATGGTGGATGGTGCGCGACCGCTTCTATAAGACGTGGCGCGCCGTGCATCACGGGGACAGTTACCCCGAAGACCAACTTATCAGCCTTTCAAGCAGCCTGCACGAGTTGGAATACCTGACTGCCGAACTGAGCCGTCCGCAAGTGGATTACGACCAAAACGGGCGAGTGAAGGCGGAGAGCAAGAAGGACATGAAAAAGCGCGGCATCCCCAGCCCGAACCGGGCGGATGCGCTGGTCATGGCCTTTGCGCCCGTACAGGGCGGGCTGAACATCAACCCCAAGATATTGAGCGGACTATGAGTAAGAAAAAGAACAAGCCAAACGCCAAGGACAAGGCCAAGGCCTTGGCCAAGGTTCTGCGCCGCGCCATACAAAGGCTACCTGAAAAGCAGCCTGCATCATACAGCTTGGATTTTCCCAGCCTGCCGGACGGCGTAAAGCCAAACGGCCTGGCGATGGACAACAGCCCCTTAGGAAACTTCGGGGCTGATTGCTTTTTCGGCCCCGGCTTTATCGGTTATCCGCGCTTGGCCGAGTTGGCGCAGATTTCCGAATACCGCAGCGTGAGCGAAACCACCGCCAACGAAATGACCCGCCAATGGATAGAAATCAAATCCGTGGGCGAAGAAGACAACAGCGAGGCCATCAAGCAGATTGAGGAATGCTACGAGCGGCTGAACGTGCGTGATGTGTTCCGCAAGGCCATCGAAACAGACGGCCTGTTCGGGCGCGGCCAGATACTGGTGCAAATCAAAGACCACGATGGCAAACTCGCCAATCCGCTTCTGCTGACCGAGAAAACCATTGCCAAAGGCAGCCTGAAAGCCTTGGTGAACATCGAACCGATGTGGACGACCCCCGCGCCGTACAACGCCATCGACCCGACACTGCCCGACTTCTACAAGCCGAAGGCATGGTATGTGATGGCACAGGAAATCCATGCCAGCCGACTGTTTACCCTGATTTCCCGCCCCGTGCCGGATATGCTCAAACCCGCCTATAACTTCGGCGGCGTGAGTATGACCCAGCTTATGATGCCCTATGTGGAACGCTGGCTGCGTACCGTGGATTCCGTCAGCGACCTGCTGCACAGCTTCTCTTTGTCCGGTATCAAAACCGACATGAGCGCGATATTGAGCGGAAGCGACGACGGCGACACCAACATCATGCTCCGTGCCGAACTGTACAACCGTTTGCGCGACAATCGCGGCCTGATGCTGTTGAGCAAAGACGAAGAAGAGTTCTTCCAGTTCAACACTCCGCTTTCCGGCTTGGATGCGCTGCTTGCTCAATCTCAAGAACAAATGGCCGCCCCCAGCCATACGCCGCTGGTGAAGCTGCTCGGCATCACGCCCAGCGGCCTAAATGCCAGCACGGAGGGCGAGATTGCCGTTTACTACGACTACATCCGCGCCATGCAGGAAAACCTGCTGCGCGACCCGCTGGACAAGCTGCTCAAGCTGGTGCAACTGCATCTGTTCGGCCAAGTGAACGACAACATCACTTTCGACTTCGTGCCATTGCAGCAGATGAGCGAAACCGAGCTTTCCACCATCCGCAAATCCGACACCGATCGCGACGTGGCCTACATTCAGGCCGGCGTAGTATCGGCAGAGGAAGTACGCGGTCGGCTGGCGAGCGAGCCTGATAGCGGCTACAACGGCATTGATGTGGAAGATGTGCCTGAAATGCCCGATGACGGTTTTTCAGACGGCCTGAATGACAGCGAAGGGGAAGAAGGCGGAGACCCTGCCGACCCAAAGCCTGAACCTGCCCAAGATGCCGAATGGGACGAGAGCAAGCATCCGCGTGCGGAGAATGGGCAGTTCGGGGAAGGGAGCGGGCAGCCTGAAAGACAAGACGGCCAACCCCAAGTAGAGATACCCGAAATTAAGGGTAACGAACTGGGCTTGTGGTCAAGCATGAAGGAGCTGCGCGAGAAAGCCCGGGCGTTCGCACGACAGTTTGTCGGGAAGACTTTTAAAAACCGAGAAACTGGGCATGAAATCATGGTTTCTATGAGCGGAGTAAAACACACCATCGCACACGGAAATGACGGGTTGATTAAAACCATCCCGATTATTCCGGATATGTTGCAGGCTGCGCATTTTCTTCACGCAGAGAAGCCAAAGATTGCAGACAGCAATGTTCTCGAAGTTGAGAAATATTCGGCAGACGTGGCGATTGAAGGGGAAGTAAGGCGGATGCTGATTACTGTGAAACACCAAACAGACGGCAGACGTTATTACGACCACGGGTTTTGGGTAGACAAATGAAAAAGGCAACGTTTAATCTACGGTATATCGCCAGTTGCTAAGACTGGGTTATTGAACCGCCGTTGCCTTGGTGAGCGGCATTTTCTTCAGGCCAGCACCTTAGCGCGTTCATATTACGCCACCTCTTTGCCTGTACAAATACCGCTTGATTCCATTGTATGCCAGCCACTCGCCGAAAGCAAGCCATGAAGTTATCCGCCCCGTCCGATAAAGACATCATCCTCAAGCCGATACAGCCCAACCTAGGCGTAGAGGCCGCCTACCGCAAAAGCATGAAAAAGCTGTTGCGTGAAATGCGCGCCGACGTGCAGAGCTTGCTTGAACGGCACTACCCGAAAGGAATCGCCCAAGACGGCCTGACGGACGGCTTGCAGGCTGCTTTATCCGCCCTGTTGCGTTATTGGCTGGCACGGCTGGACAAGCTCGCTCCGCAAATCGCCGAGATATTCGCCAATCAAAGTGCAAGCCATACAGAGAGAGCATTTCAGACGGCCTTGCGGGAGGCGGGCTTTACCGTCCGGTTCCGTGCCACAGCACAACAGCAAACTGCCTTGCAGGCCGTCTTGGGCGGCAACGTCTCGCTTATCCGCTCCATCAGCCAGCAATACCTAAACCGCGTGGAAGAAAGCGTATGGCGCAGCGTGAATGCAGGCTACGACATGGCGCAACTGACCCGCGAACTGCGCAAGGATTACGGCATCAGCGAACGTCGCGCCGCCTTTATCGCGCGAGACCAGACCAACAAAGCCAAGGCAGCCATTGAAAAGGCGCGGCGACAGGAATTGGGCATCACGGAAGCCATATGGATGCACTCCCATGCAGGCAAAGAACCTCGCCCGAGCCATGTTGCCGCCAACGGCAAGCGGTTTGACGTGAGCAAAGGCATGTATCTGGACGGCAAATGGGTGCAGCCCGGAACCGAGCCAAATTGCAGATGCACCAGCCGCGCCGTGATTAAAGGATTCAATACATGACAGAGAAAACCATACTCGCCCAAGACCGCTCCTTGCGCTCCTACGACCAAGACGGCAGGCTGCATGTGGAAAGCTCCAACATCAGCAAGGCTACGGTAAACCCCTACTATGGAAGCGAAATCCCCAATTACCAACAACTGGGGCTTGAGCCGAAAAAGGTTTACTACCTGCTGCGAGACCCTGAAGAGTTAAAAAAGGCCGCACCGACGTTCAACAACCTGCCGTTGTTGAGCAAGCACATTCCCGTTTCTGCCGACGAGCCGCAGAAAGAAGTGATTGCAGGCACGACCGGCAGCGATACCGTGTTCAAAGACGGCTACCTGAAATGTTCGCTGGCTGTGTGGGATGCGGAGGCGATTGCCGGTATTGAGAGCGGCGAGCAGGTGGAGCTATCCAGCGCGTACCATTACACCGCCGACATGACCGCAGGCGAATTTGAAGGCAGGCATTACGACGGCGTGATGCGCGATATTGTCGGAAACCATGTAGCCCTTGTCGATGTGGGTCGGGCGGGGCGTGATGTTGTAGTAAGCGATGCAGACCCATTTCACGAAAGGAAAACCATGAAACTGAAAGCAGGCGCGAAAGCGCGTATTCAGGCAGCCGTGCAGCCTTTATTGGCGCAGGATGCCGAATTGAGCCCCGATGAACTGTTGCAGGTCATCGGCTCGCTCACCAACGAAGTGCAAACGGCGGAAGACGACGGCGAAGATTTGCCGCCCGAAAATATCGAGAATGTCGGCACGGACGAAGACGAACCGGAGGACGGCGAAAATAACCCCGCCCCCGCCGAACCGGAAGAACCCGCCGAAGACGAAGAGCCGGAAAAACCCGAAGGCGGCGCACCCAAACCCGCACAAGATGCCGCCATTTCCAAAATGGCGATGGATGCGGCCATCAAACGTGCCGTGGAAGCCGAACGGAAACGTTCGCAAGCCTTGGCAACGGCACAGCGCGAAGTGGCGCACATTGTCGGCGATGTGGCGATGGACGATGCGGCGGACGTGTACAAGTTCGCGCTGGAACAGAGCGGCATTGACGTAACCGGCGTGCATCCCTCAGCCTACCGCGCCATGGTCGGCATGTTGGGCAAACCCAAACAGCCGATGGCGCAAGATGCGGCCAAAACCGCCGAACAGTTCCCCGGTTTATCACGAATCAGAAAGGCTTAAACCATGTCATTCCAAAAAGCAGTCAACCCTTACCAAGCCCCCGCCGTTGCGGGGGATTTTGCTGCCCACAACCCGAACGCTTCCATGCTGGCGGGTGAAGGCGCACTCGTCAGCGGCACGGACGGCGTAACCGTCGGCGTGTTTGCTTGGGCGGATGCCGAGGGCAAAGTGTCCAACAAGAAAACTGCCGGCGCACGCATCGGCTTTGTCCACCGCGAACAGCAGGCCAGCATCACTGCCTATCTGGCGGAACACGGCAACCAAATCCTGCCCGGCCAAATCATTACGCTGGCCGTGGCAGGCGACTTCTGGGCGCATTTCCCTGCCGGTGCCGAAATCGGCCAGAACGTGTTTGCAAAAGACGCCGACGGCACATTGAAAGCATCTGCCGCCGCCACCGAAACCGGCCACACCCTGACCCGCTTTAAAGTGGCTTCCAAAGCCGCAGCTGGCGAACTGGCCAAAATCACCACATGGGAGTAACGATTAAATGAATACCTTGCAACAACTCGAACGCGATGCCGGCATCGTCTTTATGGGCGGCGGCAAAAAGCTGATGAACGAACAGGTGCAGGCTGCTTTGGCGATGGATGCGCAGCCCGCACTGACCACCGCCGGCAACAGCGGCATTCCCGCATGGATGCTGACCTATGTCGATCCGAAACTGATTGAAGTCGCACTTCAGCCGATGAAGGCCGCCGAAATCTTCGGCGAAGTGAAAAAAGGCGATTGGACGACCGAAACCGCCATGTTCATGCTGGTAGAACCTACCGGCGAAGTCTCCAGCTACGGCGACTACAACAACAACGGCGTGAGCGGTGCCAACGTCAATTTCCCACAACGCCAAAGCTACCATTACCAAGTGTTCACCCGCTGGGGCGAGCGCGAAGTGGCACGCGCAGGCGAAGCGAAGATTGACTATGTAAACCGCGTCAATCAGGCCAGCGTGAACGCCTTAAACCGCTTCCAGAACAAATCCTATCTGTTCGGTATCAAAGGTTTGCAGAACTACGGCATCCTCAACGATCCGAGCCTGCCGGCCGCCACCGCTGCCGCCCAAACATGGGCAACCGCCACCGGCGAGCAAGTGTACGAATCCATCCGCAAGCTGTTCCAAAAACTGTTGCAGCAGACTGGCGGCCTGATTGATATGAACACGCCGCTCCTGCTGGTGTGCAGCCCGACTGCCAGCGTTGAACTGACCAAAACCAACCAGTACAACGTCAATGTTACCGACCAACTCAAAAAGAACTTCCCTAACCTGCGCATCGAAACCGTGCCGGAATACTCCGCCGCATCGGGCGAAATGGTGCAGTTGATTGTGGAAGAGTTGGACGGCCAGCGCACGTTGGAATGCGGTTTCACCGAAAAACTGCGTGCGCACAACATGGTTCTGGAAGCCTCCAGCATCAAGCAGAAGAAATCGCAGGGCACATGGGGCGCGATTATCTACCGCCCGTTCTGCATTGCTTCCATGACGGTGAGCTAAGTGCAGGCTGCTTAAAAAAACAAGGCCGCCTGTTTCAGGTGGCCTTTTCTCAATTTCAAAGGAAAATCAAATGGCAAAACAAAAAACCGTAACCGTTGGCTGCAAGCTGCCTAACGGGCTGATTATCGAAGTGGGCGGCCAGTCGGTAGAACTAAATGGCGCGAACGCCTCAAACATCATCGGCGGCCACGGCATCACTTACGATGTGGACGCCGACCTGTTCAATGCCTGGATGGAAGCGCACCAAGACCGCGACATGGTGAAAAACGGTTTCGTTTTCGCCCATGAAGATGCTAAGAACACCAAGGCGGAAGCTCGGGAAAAGACCGACAACGAAACCAAGTTGGAAGCCATCAACCCCGATGACAAGGCCAATGGCGTGAGCACCGCCAAGGAAGACTAACCATGCCTGCCGTCGTCTTTGATAAAGCACGGTTTCAGGCAGCCTATCCCGAAGTACAGGCCACGGATGCACAGCTTGAAATGTGGTTCACACAGGCCGAAAGCCTGCTGGACAACACCGACCACAGCATTGTGAAAAAGCTGGAAGAGCGCGAAATGCTGCTGTTCCTGCTGGTGCGCCATTTCGCCGCGCTGGCTGAACGTGCCGCACAGGGTGGATTGGTGGGGCGCATTGCTTCGGCCACGGAAGGCAGCGTTTCCGTGAGCGCGGATATGGGCGCGGTGGGCAGCAATGCCGCTTGGTATCTGCAAACGCCTTACGGCGCGACCTACTGGCAGCTTACCGCCAAATACCGCCGCTTCCGCTATGTGCAGGGAGGCTGCTATGCGCGGCGGCGATAAATTCAGGCAGAGGTTGGCCGAACTGGCCGCGCAGGCGACAACGGCCAAGGTGCGCGTCGGCATCATCGAGCAGGCAAACTACGACGGCTCGGACGGCGAAAGCGTGGCACAAGTCGCTTTTTGGAATGAATACGGCACGGCAAGAACCCCCGCGCGGCCTTTCTTCCGCAATACGATTGCAGAAAGAAAAACAGAGTGGGCAAGACTGGCCGGAAAGTTCATGCAGGCCAACGGCGGCGATGTGCGGCAGTCTCTTTCGGAGTTGGGTGAAATTGCGGTTGGGGATATAAAAGAAACCATTACTAACGGTAATTTTGCGCCCAACTCCGAAGTAACCAAACTGCTGAAATATCGTTTCCCAACCAGCCCTGCACGCGTAACCGCCGCAGCGTATTACAAAGCTGTTCGGGATGTGCAACAAGGCAAGACCGTTGTCAGCAACCACGATAAGCCGCTGCAATGGTCGGACACCATGCGCGATTCAATCAAATACGAGGTAACGGACGAATGAATCTTAGAGCCATCGCCAACGGCGCGATTACATCCGTCAATCCGAACCTGCCCGCCGTGCTGAAACTCAATGACGGCTATACCACCGATGCCACGGGAAAACGGAAATCAGGCTACAGCGAGCATCCCGTAACCGTGCAGACCCAAACCCTCAGCACGCAGGATTTGTCCTTGTTTGAAGGATTGGCGCAGCAAGGGACGTTGCTGTATGCCTATGTCACCGGCCAATTCCACGGACTGCGGCGACAGAGCGGGCAAGGCGCGGATAAGCTGGTATTCGCGGCCTACGGCGAAACCGAAACGACAGAATGGCTGGTGAAACAGGTGGTGGAAAGCTGGCCGGATTGGTGCAAGGTGCTGTTATGGCGGCAACATTAGACGATATTTATACCGAAGTCCGGGCAATGCTGCTCGGGCTTTTTTCGTGCGAAGTGGTGCGTGGATACAGCAACAACGTACCGTTGCCCAAGCCGCCGTTTGTGGTGATGAACATCCTGAACGAATCCGCCGCTGCCACCAACGAACACGCTTACGCCGTAGCGGATGAAACCGCTGCCGTATCACGCCAATCAGAAATACAGATGCAGCTTGACTTCTACGGCGAGGAGGCGGGGCAGATGGTGCAGAAAACCGTTTTGCTTTGGCGCGATTTCTACGCCTGCGAACGGTTGAAATCCTGCCAGCCGCTATATGCCGACCCCGCACGCTTCATGCCGCTCACCAACGAAGAGAGTGAATATGAAGAACGCTGGATGACCACCGTCCATCTGGCCTATGCGCCACAGGCAGAACACCCGCAGCAGTTTGTAAACGCTTTTGATTTAACCCTGATCCAACCGTAAAGGATATATCCATGTTCCAATCTATTCCGGCAAGTAAAATTGTCAGCGTAAACCCCGCCGTACTCAGTTCCGGCGGTTCTCCCCTGTCGATGAACGCCGTCTTTTTGAGCAAAAACGAAAACCTGCCCACCGGCAAACACACCGCGTTCCCCGATGCTTCGGCAGTCGGCGAGTTTTTCGGCTTGGCCAGCGAAGAGTTTAAAGCCGCGCAAGTGTACTTTAAAGGCTTTGACAATTCGCACATCAAGCCCGGCACGCTGTATTTCTACCCCTACAACGTCGGCAAAGAAGCCGCCTATCTGCGCGGCGCAAGCGTGAAAAGCATGAGCCTTGCCGCCCTGAAAAAACTTTCGGGCAATCTGAAAGTGAATATCGACGGTAACGACAAGAGTGGCGACAACATCAGCTTGGCGGCCGCTACCAGCTTTTCAGATGCCGCCGACAAAATCGGCACGGCCATCAGTGCCACCGTGCAGTTTGACGAGCAGTTGCAGGCATTTGAAATTGTCTCTGCCACCCAAGGCAAGGCTTCTGAAATCGGCTTTGCCACCGGCACGCTGGCCGAAGCCTTGAATCTGACCGAAGCCAAAGGCGCGGTGATTTCCAAGGGCAACGATGGCGACAGTGCGGAAACCGTGATGGAAGGCGTGATTCAGTCCACTTTGAATTTTGCCACCTTCACCACCGTGTTTGAGCCAGAACTGGCCGATAAGCTGGCCTTGGCCAAATGGAGCAACGCGCAAAACAACCGCTTTCTTTACGCCGCATGGGGCAAAGAAGCCGCCGCGCTGCAAACCGGCAACACTACCTGTTTGGGCGCACAACTGAAAGCCGCCGCCTACGACGGCACCGCCCCGATTTACGGCGGGCTGGACAAGGCCGCTTTCCTGTGCGGCGCGATTGCTTCCATTGATTTCACCGAAACGCAAGGCCGCATCACGCTGGCGTTCAAAAACCAATCCGGCTTGAGCGTGGACGTGGACAACGCCGTCGATGCCGACAACCTGAAAGAAAACGGCTACAACTACTACGGCGCATGGGCAACCGCCAATGACCGCTTTACCTTCCTTTATCCAGGCCAAATGCCCTGCAAATGGAAATGGATTGATGCCTATGTGAACCAAATCCGCCTCAACAGCCAGTTGCAGCTTGCCCTGATGACCTTGCTCACCTCAGCCAAGGCCGTGCCGTACAACGCCGTCGGTATCGCCTTGCAGCGCGCAGCCTGCCAAGACCCGATTAACGAGGCCTTGAACTTCGGCAGCATCCAGCCGGGCGTGCCGTTGAGCGAACAGCAACGCGCCCTGATCAACAACGAAGCGCGTGTCGATGCCGCCGCCAAGATTGAAAGCACCGGTTATTTCCTGCTGATTCAGAACGCTTCGGCGCAGACACGCGGCAACCGCCAATCCATGCCGATGAAGCTGTGGTACACCGACGGCGGCAGCGTGCACAACATCAATCTTGGCTCAATCAACGTTCAGTAAACCCGTGCAGGCTGCCTGACAATTCAGGTAGCCTCTTTGCAAAGGAAAATATATGCAAACCGTATCAGACCGCACCCTAACCGCCGCCAACAGCATCCTGCTGATGCGCGTGAAAGGCTTTAACGACAGCTTCGTACAGATTGAAGGCTACGCCGCCGACAATGCCTTCGACTTCGGACAAGGCAAAATCGGCGAAACCATGATGGGCGTGGACGGCCAACAGTCCGGCGGCTTTACGCCCTACGAAGTGGACTTCAACATCCAGCTTGCTCCCACCAGCAAATCGCGCGACTACTTCGACCAATTCACCAACGACATCCTGCAACGTCAGGAAACGCGCATGGTGGAATTTTCGGTTGAGATTCCCGCCGTGAAGAAACGCTACACCGCTACCGGCTTCTTGGTGGAAATTCCAGGCGGAACGACAGCCAAGAAAACGCTGGAATCCGCCACTTACTCATTCCGCATCGTAGTGAAACCGGAGGAAATCTGAAATGGCGTTAAAGAGTAAGCAAATCACGATTGAGAACGGGCGGGATAAAGGCCGCGTGTTCCTGATTACCGAAATGAGCGCCGCCCATGCCGACAATTGGGCGATGCGCGCCCTTTTGGCTCTGGCCAACAGCAGCGTGGATTTGGGCGGCATCACCCCGCAGCAAGGGATGATCGGCATGGTGGGGGCAACGCTTGGCGCATTAGGCAAAGTCAAACCTGAAGACGCCATCCCGCTCTTGAACGAACTGCTGGACTGCGTGCAAATCATTCCCGAAGGCGGCCAGCCGCGCCCGTTGAATATGGACTTCAACGACGTGGAAGACTTCACGACCCTGTGGCGGTTGCGAAAGGAGGTGTTTGCATTGCATACCGATTTTTTGCAACACGCCTTTGGCCTGACCTCGGCATCGGGCGGGGAAGAGGAAGCCGGCAACAAGGCTACCTGAACCTGACCCAAACCATCGGGGCGCTGGTTTCCTCCCGTATATGCAGCCTGCACGAACTGCAAACCGTGTACGGGCTGGAAGATGCCTTTAACCTGCTCGAAATCGTCAATACCGATGCCTTCAACAAGGCACAACAGGCTACCTGAAATCAGGTAGCCTTTTTTAGGAACCGCTATGGCAACAGTAATTGATACCCTGTTTATGGAATTGGGCATTGACTCGTCCAAATTCAGCCGGGAAGCCAAGCAGGCAGTCTCCAAATTGGACGACATGACCGAGGCATTCGAGAAGGCAGAGGCAAAAACGGGCAAATCCGGCAAAGGGTTGGACAAACACGCCGAAAAGGTCAAACAGAACGTCAAACAGGCCAAAAACCTGACAGAGGCACTAGGCAAGGTGGTAAAAGGCGCTGCCGCGCTCTTTGCTCTCGTTACTGGCTCAAATGCGCTGGATAAGTTGATCCGTGAGACCACTGAAGCCAACGTGCAGCTAGACAACTTATCTCGCAATATCGGCATGAGCCGTAACCAGCTCCAAGCATGGGGCGGCATGGCTGAAATGGCTGGTGGTCAGGCCGATGCCATGAGAGGCAGTTTGGCTGGGTTGAGCATGAGTATTACCCGGCTCACCACCATGGGCGACACCTCCATGGTGCCGTTCTTTAATGCGTTCGGGGTGGCGTTGCTCAATGCCGACGGCAAAGCGCGCAACCTAGACAGCATCATGCTGGATTTGTCAGACCGCTTTTCCAAAATGGATCGGGTGCAGGCCTACAATTTGGCCAAAAGCATGGGCTTGGATGATGGCACTATCAACACATTGCTGCTTGGGCGTGCCGAAATGGAAAAGATGCTGGCCTTACAAGACCGGCTCTATCGTTCCGGCGAGAAAGAAATTGCCGTCAGCCGCGAACTGACCCGCTCCCGCGCTTATCTCAACCAGCAATGGGATGCGCTGAAAAACATGATTGCCGATGCGCTCGCCCCACATCTGCTGCGCCTGGTAAAACTGGTCAGTAGCTTTGCCGATTATCTGATGCGCAACGAAAACACCATGAAGCATGTTTTTGAGGGCTTGGCTTTCGTGCTGGGCGTGGTGCTGATTCCCGTGCTGTGGTCGGCAGTAACGGCGCTGTATGCCTTTATTGCCCCGTTTGCGCTGGCCGCTGCTGCCGTGGCTGCTCTGGGTGCAGCGTTTGTGCTGCTTTATGACGATTACAAAACTTGGGCGGAAGGCGGTAAGAGCCTATTCGACTGGGGGACGTTTACCGGCTACATCAAAACATCGAAAGTATCGGTGGATAGCCTTACTAAAGGCTTCACCTATCTGCTCACCGGATACACATCATGGGCGGAAGCCGGGAAAGGCTTGTTTGATTGGTTGCGGTTGAAAGGATTCATCGACGAAAACGGGGTATCCCTACGCTCACTGGCTAATGGCTTCAAAAGCCTAGCTAACGACATCTACCAGTTCATCGCCCCCGCCTTGGAAGACCTCGGCGAAATATTCGATGCCCTGATGAACCGCGATTACAACCGTGCTTGGACAGCGGCCAAACGCCTAGCCATGCGCCCGGTAAATTTCGTGGCGGATCAGGTACAGAGTGCCGCCGAACGGGTATCCGGCGCAGTTGATGTTGCTACCAGCCACACCCCCGGCGCGGCAGGCTCGGCGCAGGCGGCGGTACGGGACATCGGAAGGATGGAAAGAATGGCCAATCAGGCCGTTTCCAGCACCAGTCAAACTGCTGTCCGTGCCTCACAGGAGACCACTCGCGCCGCCCAATATGCGATGGAAAAAGCCCTACCGGCCAGCGCAGGCAAGTGCGCCCTGCATGTGAACAACTCCCTACGCGCCCAAGGCATCAAGGTAAACGGCCACGGCAAAGATGTGGCGGGCAACCTGATCCGCAGCGGGCAAGGCTTCCAGCAGGTCAAATACGATGCCAACTATGTGCCGCAAGATGGCGATGTGATGAGCATCGATCACGGTCGGCATAAATATGGGCATGTGGCGATTTACAACGCCCGCCTCGGTAAGTGGGTGTCGGATTTTGTGCAGCATAGAACGCGCGGCAACACCGCCGCCGCCAATGATGCCGATTTCCGCGCCATCCAATCCGGACGAGCCAAGGTGACGATTGCCCGCCGCAGCGCGCCCACCAGCTCTCGGCAATCTGCATTAGCTTCTGCCCCGTCTGCTATGGTACGCGATTACGGCGGCTATCAGAAAGTCGGTGGCAGCCGGGCATGGCGCAACAACAATGCGGGCAATTTGCGCCACGGCAGCCTTTCCCGGCAATACGGCGCTATCGGCAAAGACCGCGACGGCTTCGCCATCTTCGCCACGGAGGAACAAGGACACCGCGCCAAGGAAAGGCTACTGTTTGAAAGCGACGCCTACCGAAACCTGACCTTGACACAGGCGATTGCCAAGTACGCCCCACCCAATGAAAACAACACTGCAGCCTACCAACGTGCCGTATTGTCCGCAGCAGGCGGGCGCAATATCCTGATGAAGGATGCGACACCTGCCATGCGGCAGGCGATTATGCAGGAAATGCTCCGGCAGGAAGGATGGAAAGAAGGTGAAATCCGCCGCACCATAAACCAACCTATCGGCGGCCAGGCCGTGGCCGACAACGCCCAACGCGGTTTGCAGTCTATGCAACAAGGCGCTGTCGCCCGCCAACAGGCGCAGCAGATTACCAACAACAGCAACATGCAACTCGCCATCAACGGCGGCATCCATGTGCAATCTTCGGCCAGCACCATTAGCGGCACAATGGACGACGCTGCCGCTGCCGCACGTGACCGTATGGTGCAGATTATGCCGGCGATGGTGTAGGGCTACCTGAAAAGCGAAACCCCGTGAAGCGGGCAACTTCACGGGGTTTCTGTTTCTGAAACCTTTGATACGGAAAGGCAGAACATGAATGAAGTATAGCATAAACAAAGAGGTGCGGAAAATGTTTGAATTGTTTGCGAAGTATGCGGCGTTGCGGCGGATGTTCTACGCACTGCTGCTGATGGTGGCGTATTGGCGGCTGCCCGAGATACTGGCGGTTTTGAAATGACTTGTGCAAGCCTGCACTTTAACCATTATTGAAAAGGAAACGAAATGAACTACGAAGCATTAGGCCGCTATACCGAAGCCTGCGAAAAACTGCAACCGCTGCTGCGTGAGATGAAACAGCACGCAGGAACGGTTAGAGCTGCCGCCGAACAACTGCCGTTTGTTTTGGACGAACTGGCGGGGGGGGGGGCGGGGGGGGCGCGGTGA